GTTTCCCAGTCACGATCCACTGCGGCTAAAATTTTAATGAACCAAGGCAAAGCTTTAATTGAAAGTTGTTCATGCATTTCTGTTTCTCCAGATAATAAAAAACCGCCCAAAGGCGGCTTCATTTGTTTTAAAGTTAAACTTCGATTTGATATACAACACCCGTGGGCGCACTTCGTTTTATTTCATTTCCACTGATGTACACTCGATCTCCCACGCTAAAAACTGTTGAACTGGTACACAGTACAAGCCCCGTACCATCAACGACTAAAACCTTGTAATTGGGATGATCAGCATTTTGTACTGTCGCAATAAATTCAGGCGTTTTAGGTAATAAATCTAAAAGTCTTGATAATGCATTACTCACGATTCACCCTCTCTATAGATGCCGTTTGTGTGACCTTTTCATAGCTAAAAGATCCGCTTACACTGTCTGTTATGCCCCACCAATCGCCATTAAAGGCTGTTAATTCACTCGGTAAACACTGACCAATTTCCTGAGTAATCGGCATCAATAAGCTATGTGTTTCAACCATGCCTGCTTTGGCTAAAACTTCTCGACCTTTACTATGCATCGCTGTCGTTGATGTCAGTAAAGGGCTATTGACCGACTCTTGAAGTACATCACCTGCAGTACCAACACGCTTGATTTGGCCAGTATCTCCATTACGATCGTTCGTAAGAAATACCCCGTTATAATCGGGGTACATTGTGTAATCAGTAGATAAATCAGTCACGACCGATTCAGGAATTACACGATCGTAGTCATCAACTGCAATCGGGTCCCAAAATGTTTTTTTGTACTTCGCTTTAATCGTCAATGTATTGCTATCAGGTTCGCTATACACGAAACCGCCTGCAGCATCCGCAATCAATTTAATTGCAGCAATTGGGGTTAAATTCGAATAACTCAGGCTGTTTGCTGGCAGCACCCAACCTAGTGCATCAATCAATTCCCAATTCAGCACAATGTCACTATTCACCCGATCAAGTTCAGCTTGTACCAGTTGCACCGATGTTCGCTCATTCTCCTGAGTAAAAGAACGTGTTGGCGAATATGGCGCATCAAGTAAAGCCGTAGGACTACGACCAGACAATTTATAAACATCTTTTGCAAACTGTCTCGAGCGTGAAATATTTTCTAGCAACATGCGGTGCTCATTCCCGTTGACCATGATTTTGAGAATCACGGGCTGACCATCGATCGGCTCTAACTTTGACTTCTCATAAAACGGAATGGTCAGATTGTAAGACCAGCACCAACTACTCCGATCACAACGGTAATCACCGTTATTAACTTGGATTTCTTGCCCGTTATCCAAACGCATTACTTTTAAATCATTCACGATATACCACCAATTTTTATTAACTATTCCGGGTATGCAGTCGTCAGCACCAAAATTTAAAATGAGATTGTGCGAATCAATGTCATGACACTGACAAATGAAATTAAGATCTGTTGAGCCGATATATTCAGGCTTTGGTTGCGGCTCAATTGGGTCTACAGAGGATTTGCGGTAATAAACAGCTCTTGCAACGTCCCACGGGATTGAATCCGTTGTGACCAGTTCCAATCCCTTGTCATGCCTAAACATGAACCGCTTTTCAAACACCTCTGCGACTTCATGACTAAACGTAAATTTCTTACGCTTTCTAATCATTTCATCCCAGTCGGTTTGTCGATTGATAAGCAGCTTTTCCGATTCTTCAAATACAAAAGTTCGAGCAATAAAACGCTTATCGTTCTCTTGCCACACAATTTGATAGTCACTCGAAAGCTTTGTTGTTTCTTCAAAGACAGAACGGACTGCTCGCTGTAGCTGTTGAGTTTTATCAAAACCCGTCATCACAGCATTGGATAGACTTAAACCACGCTCAAAAATAAAGGCGCTGTTATGCGCCTTAAATCTTGATTTACCATATCTGAGATGTTGTTCAAGTAATGCGGGTAAAGCTTTCTGATAAATAAAATCACATCCAACACTTACCCCACGCAAGAAGTTAATATCTGATGTTCCATGGCTCACAGATATAAATGAAATATTAACAAACGCCATTAACTGCCCAGAATTAACAGTAACAGTATTTGAGCCAGTGATTAATGCAGTAAAAGCTAGTGATAATCTGGTATCGAGCTTTTGAGCCGAATAAGTCGCATCAAATGTGGCAATTAAATTAAATGGCTTAGTAAGTGACGAAGGTTCAGGATTAATTAAATAAGTTGCAGTTACTAAGAACGGTTTTGATGGATTTGCCACTGCTACCCCCAATTCGGATACTTAGACTTGAAATGTAGCTGTAAGAAATAGGGCTTTTCATGCTCATAGCTATCTATCATAAGCTACGCTCAACTAACATTATGAACAATAAAATTGCGTATATATCCTTTAAATTGACCATTTGCACCATTATGAATAGCACAGCCAATTACAAACATATTATTTACATTTATTGCATTTGTTTCTGTTCTTGAGATCACTTCGATGTCGTCGACTTTGACTTTGATAACACTACCGACTCTTGATATTTCAACACTATAAAAAACATTATTTGCAAATATAGACGACGATCCTATGTCATATTTATTTGACACACCAATCATAATTCTGTTTTTAAAAGCAGAATTGGCATTCTCACCAGCAAAAGCCAATCCAAAATTTCCAGCACTCCAACTGCCACTATCATTTGTAAATAAAAAAGGGTAAGTGTTTGTGTTATACAGCCTTTTTACCTCAAATGTAATCTTAAAATTTTGATTAAAGTTTATTTGAAATGCGGATGATATATGTTGAGCAAAGGTTGAAAATAATGCGCCATTTTCATCAAAAGTTACTCCGCCAGTGTTAATCCATGTATTACCCAATGATCCAAAATCCGATAAGTCACTTGTCAATGGTAAATAAACAAGATGTGCTACTGCTCTTGTGCGAATCTCATTACTCACTTTGCTCACCCCACCATGATTGACGCGAACCTTATAATAATATGTCGCACCAATCACAACGGCAGTATCTACATAATACATGGTGGTTAGACCAGTCACGATCGGACTCGGTAAATCAACATCTGCAATACCAGACATACTTGATGTAGAACGAATCACATCAAAAGAATCAAAGTCACCAAATTGAGCAAATTCAAGTCGAATACCAGGCATAAATCACCCCACAGGTTTTAAAATAATAGAGTCAAGCTTCTGGGATGAACCAAGCGCAATGTCATAGCTATTTAAAATAATGTCTGTTCCCATTGCAAAATCTGCAACAGCAACACCTGCACCGTTATACAGCCTTGCCCACTGAGCAACACCTGCCTTGATCGCAAGGCCAGTGTTGGTTGGGTAAAGCTCAATACCATCAGCAAGCAATGACTTAAAACATGGCTCAGGCAGATTGAGCGTGACCAGTTTTGCCGCTGGATCAGCGGCAACAGCAACATTTGCAGGTTTTGTACTGTCGTAGTAAACAAAGGTGGCGCTTCCGCTACCCTGATCTAAAAAATTTGCGATTGCTTGAAGTGCTACAAGACCTGCAGCTAAAGAAGGATTCACACTCATTTGGCCACCACATTGTCCTGAACAACAGCGTTGTACTGTCTGTTGTTGTCAAAAGCCACGATAAAAAATTGAGCTGTATTGTTTAATCCTAAAAAGGCATAAGCCCCATTTGCACTAGGTTTTTGAACAGCAATAGGTTGAAAATTACTTTTGCTATAGAGAATAACCAATGCATCTTTGTACTGTTTACCCAGTTTCTTGGTTGTGCCCTGAATACTTGCAACAGTGTTTTTAGTACCGAAGCCAACATCCTGTAGCAAACTTCCTGAATGCATTGCTTTTCTTGAACAAGGTCTCATTCCAACTCTCCCAAATAGAAATACAAGCCACCCACAAAACTGTCACCGCTGTCTATATATGCGCTATCCGCAACATACATACTGTTATCAGCAAGAATTGGTTTTGTTTCAGTAAAGCCACTGATATTTTTACCCGCAAAATGGACATGATGCAGTGAGCCGCGAAGCATAGCGTTGGAGTCGTAAAATGGAATTTCTAATGCTGGCACATTAGTTTGACTAAAAATGTTTGTACCCCCTGAACTAAAGTTAGGAAGTAACGGCACAGCATTAATACTGTTTGACAGTCGGTTCAACACATCATGTCTAGTTGTAAAAAACCTTGAGGTTACATCACCTTTGAATAGAGGGAAAAAACCTGTATTTATACTAGAGATATATTGCGATGCATTATTGTTTGAAACGCACGACATCAGAAACCAATTTGGAATCAAGTTGTTTTCGAGGCTGTTTTTAAAAAGACCACATCCATTTAATCGCTTACTCCCCACTGTTGATGAGTTGTAAAGTAAATAAAAAGCATCAGAATCACCAACTAAGGTAAAACGTCTATTGCCATTTTGCAGGATACTCGATTCAAGAATTTCATAACCCCGATCTGTCGTCCAGTGCCATTTCGACCACCCTCTAACAACTGTTGCACCTGTTCCAGTGATTTTCCAATTCTTATTGAAATCAGTTGTATCCAATGGCAATTGAAGTTTACTGGTATCTTGATAATCATCAATGTGAGTCATGTTTTCAATCAAGCCAACCATGGCTGATTTTGCATAAGCTGAGTTATATGTGTTGGTTCCATCACTGATGGTTTCATCAACACGAATATACGGATGCTCAGAACGTGGATTCTTTGCACGATAAACACGCTTTACATCACCCGCATCACGATAAATGATGTCATAACCCAATGCTGATAGTTTTGCAGAACCATTTGCTGTAATTGATTGCCCAGTTAATTCAGCTTTCAGAATCATCTGAGTAGATGTTGGCAAGCCTTTAATACGGTATTTACCATTGATACCAACAGGTGAAAAACCTGAAAGCTCAACAATCTGGAACAGCACTGCATTATGTGCAGCGAAGAATTTAAGATTGATGTCTCCATTTGCATCAATACTAGCTGCCGTAATGCTTGAAAAAGGCAACCCATTGACTAGACAGGTGTCGAGCAGGCGGACTAGATCGCCCCAATTATTACCTAAGGCTAAGCCATTTAAGTGACTAAAAAACTGCACTTTTAAATCTGTCGCCATGTTTTATTTACTCAATAAAAAAGGCTGCACATGCAGCCCATTGGGTTAATTTTTAAATGTCTCGGTCAATGTCGCCACGGAACATGATTTGAAAGTTATCACTTAAAACGGACGGCTCTGACTGCTTCACCGTTCTTACACACCAAATTGGATACATCGCTGCAATGGTATTAAAGCGAACTACATTGCCCGATGTCCAACCGCTTCCCCAGCCCTCTTTTTTCACAACAAAGTAAGGCTGATTGGTAATTGGATTAATCGGCGCACATTCAGTTGTGGTTGTGCCTGTCCCGATCTGGCCAGAGACCTCACCAATGATTCTAAAAGTTGAAATATCAGTAAACACCAGTGCCCAACGTTCCTGAATTGAGCCTTTATTGGTCACGGCAATTGGGTATAAAGCATCATTGTAATTCGGTGTGATGGGCTGTCCTATCTGTTCATCAGCCCACACACTATTCCAAGTGCCTTGCACAAACTTTGATGTGTACCGACTGAACATATCACCAATGACCAATGCTGAACCTACGATTGAATTGTCAGCATCATAGTTGTGCGTCACAGGTTTAGTTAACGTGATCTGGCCATTAATCTGCACATCATTGATCAAGCCCATGTCCTGATAGCGGTATGCTGCTGAAATAGGCGAAACCAATGCATTAAGGGCAAAGTCTCCACTTAGGGTGACACGGCCATAATCATAGTCAACCACATACATATCGTATGGGACTTTAACCCCATTTGAGTCCTCAAGCTCACACCAAGATATACGCTGATCATTTAAATCGTAGGTTTGCCCTGCAACATGACTTGGTAACTGTTGAAGCTTGGACGAAGCAATCACACCTATGTCGCCAACACGGAAGATTGGGACACGTCCATCAGGCGGCAGGCGTGTAGCACTTAGACCAAGGATTTCACTATCAAGCGGAATATAGGTATAAGCTACGGCGTTATATCGAACCGAAGTTGCATCGATCCACACGGGCGCATTCACCCATACGGTATTTCCTGTGTCTGTGTAATCAAGCAATGGATCGTACCAATCCTCATTTACAATCTCAGGATGATCAGACTTCTTGGTTTTCTTGTAGAAATAAATATCTACAAAACCAGTCTCATAATTGATTGAACCATGCGCTTCATCTGTTTCAATAATGCCCGCTTCATTTGCAGTTAAAGTGAGCTGACCGCCAGCGATTTTGCCAACAACTACAGTCAAAGAACCGGGTCGAATTGGAATCGTTGGTGTACGGAAACTGACATGGTGAATCGGTAGCATATCAGTCGTTGTGGTGAGTGACTGTAATGTCAGTTGGTTATCAACATTAGGAGTCCAACTCTCCAATTCAATGACACCTGTACCATATTGGATGGTGCCCGATTGACTACCGCTGCCCGTTGAACTATCAATATTTCGATATAAAAGCCCAGTGCGGTCAATAAAGGTATCTGCACCCAGCTTGAATCGAACTGAACTCGATAAGATTTGCTCATCAAAGCCCTGTGTTAGATCAAATTTAAGCTTATCGGCTGTAACTGTTGTTGAACTGCTACCAGTGCCTGATGTATCGCGATATTTGACTTGGATGGTTGTTGTGTTAAATGCCTTTAAGGTTTGCTGACTCGCAAGGATTTGGTCTACTTGTGGAAGATAAAAACCCATAGTTACCCCGCTGAATAAGTTGTCGGCGTATATGCCTTGGTGTACGTGGTTTTTTGTAGATAAGGCGTTACTTCACATGCACCCGTTGCATAGACAATACTGCCCTGCACATTCCCAAACTGATCTACAAGATTGCCTGTAGTGCTATTCACTGGCACATCATGCAAGCTGACTGTACTCGTTGCGCCACTAGGATGCGTTACAGGAATATCCAACCCAACTGAGCTTGGCTGAATTGCCGAACCTGTGCCAATCGTGAAGGTCAATTTCTGATTTCCATCAGGATTGATATTACTTACTGTCTGAGTTTTACCCTCACCATAATTATAAGTAAGCGTGAAAACAGTATTTTTCTGCGGCAACTTGTTTGGTATCAATCGACCTTTGCCTGTATTAAAAGTCATAAAACCTGTTGCATCACCCGTGAACTGCCCCGCGCTGTTCACAGTTGCGGTTTTGGTTTCACCATTTAATAGCCAAGTTGCAGTTAAGCTGACAATTCCGTTATGAAATAGTTGGAAATCCACCCCAGCAGGTAAAACACTCAGATTAGCCCGTGCAAAAGTGGTGATCGGACTACCCCATTGCAACAAGATCGGTGTTCCGACATCTGGCAATGCGCCCGTTGTTAGAAGCCATGTGCCGGTCGTGTAATTGATCGATCCACTACCGACTGACTCATTCGCCCCAACTAAACGCCCAGTTCCGTTGTCTTTCAAAACATAAAACTTACCCTGTGCCATGAAAGAAATAGATAGCGCTCCCGGTGCAGGAATTGGGACTAACACACCCGTCCAGTTTGTCCCTTGATTATTCGCCGTGACAGGTAAAGCATAAGATTCAAAAGGCTGTACGGGTGCTGATGCAGGTTTAAATGTGATACTGATAGTTGCACTGCCTGAGCCAATGGCATTGGTCCACACAATACGCCCTGTTTGATAGTCAATCGTACCAACTTGAGTACCTGTCGCTGTTCTTAATGTGCCGCCATTGTCTGTAATAGGCTGACCAAAAAGCGTAAATGAAACACTTGCAGGCATCACACTTGAACCAAGATATAAAGCCTGCGATGTATTTACGTTTGTTGTAAATTGTGTTGTGATTGTTCCGCTATTCCCCGCCACAAATGCAGGATTTTCACTAACTGCATTCAGATCAAGCAATGGAGTTTCTGTTTGAGAGGATGGAATCAACTGGGAAAAAATAGACTCAGCTTGAACCGTGAAACTCCCCACAGCAACATCATCCGCCAATTCTACACTGGCATAATAAACACCCGCATCAGCCACGATTGAATCGCGTAACGTGGTTGCTGGCTTGGCATTGTTGTACCACTGCAACGCAGACACTCCTGCGAAATCACGGGACAGTGGATCTTTAAATGAATATGTTGCGATCTTGCACTCAACATTCGAGTTATTTACACGTATGGTTGCTGTACTGGTTTCAACACTGGTGATACGACCATACTGAGCAAATTCATTGACCGTACCTTCATTCACTACAAGTACAATCGTATCACCGACACTGTTTTCGGTTTCATTCTTACCCATCACCACCTGAAATGACTTCATGCCTGAATATGCTGTATCTAGCAATGAACCTACTGCCTGCGCCCCTTTTGCGAGATAGTTTTCCAAGCGGTTCTGTGCTGAATCACGGGTATCAATATGGGAGCGTGTACTAAATAAAAGTGCTGAAACATTTGGATCTTCTGGATTTTTTGAGATAAAGACAGTTGAACCCATCAAACTTTCAGTGTCGTTATTATTCACGGCAGCAAAGATTTTACGCAGTGACACACGGCCTACGGTTCGATCTAACTCAGATACATCAGGGAAAAGATTATTGCTCTCGCCATCTACTACGATCTGGCCAGAGTATTTCCCACCGCCATCTGGTGTGTCTGTCGATCTCTCAGACTTATATAAAACTAAGTTATTGGTCTCAATTGGCATCTGGCACCTCGATAAATCTTAATGTTGCTCGGTAATAATCATTTTCTGAAGCAGTTGGAACCCCACGCACAGGGCTAGCTTCTATCGCACCCTCAGCATGATTAAAGATCACATTAAATTGGCGCGTATCGTGTGGATATTCAAAAATCAGGGTGAATTGCTCGCCCAATAGTGCCGACCAATCCTTAATTTTTGAAAGCAAAGCGCGTTTGATCCAACCCTGTTTGTCTGTCTTTGAAAGTAGCGTGATTGGGCGACCTGACTTCTTCTTGCCCTCTTGAATAATCAAAGTCCCATCAATAGCCCGCTCTTGGCTTTGTTCAATCGGCTTCCAATCGAACTCATCAGAAAATAAAAAACCGTTCTCAAGCGGAACGGTTTCATTTGTTGCATTGCGTTTAAGTTTCATTATCTAGCCCTGTTCAATTGTTCTAGCTCACTTAAAAAGTCATTCATTAAATTCTGTTGGTTGGGATCTCCAACTAACTCAAGAGATTTACCGCCAAACTCGATTTTATAAGTAACTGTTTTAGGACTTCCTGTATCAATGTTGGGCATTGCTGGTTGCTGAATGGTCGGCGCTTGAATATTTGGTGCAGTGATTGCAGGCGCATTCGTATTACCACCCACTGAAATAGTGCTACCACTTGCAGTTGTCTTTTTTCCCTCCCAATAGCTAAGTGTATCTTCCATCTTCTTGAGTAGTGGCGTGCTAAAGTCAGTTACACTTCCCATTTTTAATGCTTGAGAATATGCAAAAAGCATACTGTCTAAAGCTTCTTTACCCTTTTTCTTGGCTTGACCAGCATCCATACCCGCCGCGGCTAATCGGTTTTCAAAATCCTTAGCCTTAGCATTCATATCATTCATTGCCTGCCCTAAGCCTTTCGAAGTCTCAGCAGCTTGCGCCTTGCGTTGAGCAGCAACTTTAGCCATTGCCTGTTCCCATTCGTCAGCAGTGCTTTGGGCTTCTTCACGGGCAATTCGTCCTAAATCTCTAAATCCATCTGCAGCAGCTCCACGCGCTGTATCACTCACGTTATAGAGTGAATCAACAATTTCTTGCGTAGACTTAACCGATGATTTACCAGTTGCATCGATCTGAGCTTGTAAACCTACCGATGCACCCTGCGCTTTAGCATTTGCAATGACAGCCTGATCACCTGATGCTGCTGCAGCTTGCATCACTCGCTCATAAGCTTGTTTTAGACCTTCAGATGTTGCTTGACCGCTTGCTTTCATCGTATTGAAGTCTGCAATTGCGGAATCAGCAGCAAGCTTTAATTGTTCTTTGGTTTTAACACCAAGTCGCTCAAAAGCCTTCCCAACTTCATCTAAATCATCAGGCAGTTTTTGAGTTTGCTGCTTAATCGCAAGCATACCCATTTCAACTTGTTTTGTTGAAAATACACCCTGTGATTCAAACTCTTTTAACTTGGCTTTTGCGGCATCAATCTCTACTTGACTATCAGCCTTTTCTAGCCAAGCTTTCCAGCCTTCATAAAGGGTGCGCGAAGCATCAACACCAACTATGCCTGCCTCTTCCAGTTTTTGCTTTAAAGCATCAAGATTTACACTTCCCTGACCAAATCCCTGTGACATGATATTTGCGGTTTTATCAATATCAATACCTAAAGCTTTTCCCGCCTCTCTTGCATCATTCAGTGCGGGGTTTAGGTCTCTTGCTGCCGCACTTGCACGTTCAAAACCCTCGGTTAATTGCTGCCCAGTCACCTGTCCAGCAACACCCATTTCCATGAGCTTTTTCTTGGCTTCATCAATTTCAGCGGTATTTTTTGCCTGACTTAACCACTTTTGCCATGCTTGGTAAATCAGGTCATAAGATTCAGCACCAGTTATGCCCGCACCTTTTAACTGTTCAATAAAAGCCTTAATTTTTCCAGAACTATCACTAAATCCTGTTGATATCTTATTTGTAACTTGCTCAACATCAACACCTAAAGCCTGTCCTGTTTCGATTGCATTCTTAAAGGACTGTTCTTGCTTTTTGGTTTCAAGCGTAGCGGCTGCTGTAGCCTGTTGAGCTTCAGTTAAGCGCGTTACGACTACTTTCCCACCCTCGTCTACTGTCGCAAAATAGCCTTTTTGAGCCAGCTCAAGCTGAAGAGATGAATTAATAAGACCGTCGTTTGCTTGTACAGCCTGTGTCACATAATCAACTACAGCCTTTAACTTGCGAGACTGCAGTTTTGCATTATTCTGACCCTCTTGCTCCTGAATTAATAAAAGCCCATCAAGAGCTTTTTTGTTTTCTTCTAAGATTCTGGCATTTTTTTGCGCTTCACTTTCGACCGCCTGATCTAGCCGAATTTTGGTTTGTGACTGAAACCCCAAGGCCAATTTATCCGCTTCTTCGTAGAACCCTTTTGCCCTGAGCCTCATTTTCTCAGCATTAGCGGCAAACTGGTCACTTAGATCACCAAAGGTGATAGTAGACAATATTCCATTGATTACCACCCCAAGATCGTAAAAAACACCAGCAATCACATTTAGGGCTATGCGTAGGGTGTAGACCCCGTCTGAAATAGCACCAAATGTAATACTCAACCCTTGTCCAATACGAGTTAGAAAACTGACTTGTTCGCCAACTTTTGTTACTTCACCACTTAATGAACCAAGCGCTGCAATAGTGTTATTTAAACCATCAATGATTTTGGTGATAATGACATCGCTAAGTTCATATAATCCAATACCTATTTGCTTAACTGCGTCATAAGCTGAGGAAATTGCCTGTTTTAAGGACTCAAAAATAGCTGGATCAATGCTGTCAAACTCTGCTGATAGAGCATCAACTGCAGACATTACATCATCAAATAATACGGCGATCCAATCCAGATCTCCACCTAATAGCTGAATAACACCTGCGAGTCGACTAGAAATATTATATTGCTCATTCATTTGTCCAACGAGCGCCGTAATATTGTTTCTGACTTTCTGCATTGCATCGGCGGTGGAGTTTTCCATTCCATTTGCAAGCTCAAAGTTTCGATCTCTTGAATCAATCAAAGCCTTAGTTAATTCATTTACGGATATTTTCCCATCAGCACCTAGTTTGCGAATCTCTGATTCAGCACGGCCTGTGCTTTTAGCCATGTCACTGACAACATTATCCGCACCCGTGATAATACTCATCCAAGCATCAGCATCAACTGAACCTTTTGCTAAAGATTGAGCTAATGCATCCTGTGCCGATTGTGCTTGATCTGCACGAGTCGCATTATGAGTGAATGACAAAGACAAGCTATCTGTCATTGTTAGTATTTCATTGGTACTGTAACCCAATGATTTCATTGTCCCCGCGGTCGCAAGATATACTTCTTGCGCTTCCATCAGAGGGCGTGCCGTTGTATTGGCAAGCTCTAAAAGTCTTTCTTGAACTAAATTATATTCTTCAACACTATCTGTGGCATTTCTTAAACGTGATGCCATTTGCTGTGTTGCATCAGATGTGGCGATTAGCTCATTAATGGTTAAACCTAAACCAAGAGCGGCAAGACCAGCCGCAAGCGTACCTATTGTTGTTTTTAAAAATGAAAACCCAGCTTCTGCTTTTCCTGCTGCTGCCTCTGTTTCAACCAGTTCCTGATTTGCGTGATTTGACGCTTGAGTAAAATTATTAAAAGCTTCATCAGCCTGTTCAACGTGCCTTTCCAATTGATCAACCGCTTGTTGTGCAGCTTCAATATCTTGTGGTGTAGCGTTCGTTGTAGATAAATCATGTAGTTTCTGTTTTGCTTGATCTAAATCAGACTTGAGTACCCCAAGCGCCTGTTCGGAAACCCGACCAAACTCTGCAAAATTCTTAGCTGTTGCACCCGCATTTGTACCTGCATTTTGAATTGCGGTAGTAGCATTGTTTAAATTTTGAGTAAGTGCACTCGCCATTTTAGTTGTGCTTTCAGGCACAATTTCACCGATTTGCTTAGCGGTCTCTGCTGAAGATTGACGTAGTTTTTCGGCTTCTTGCTTGATCGCTTCGAATATTGCTTTAGTTGCATCTTCTGACTGTTGAATATTAGATACATAATCTTTTGTATCACCTTCAAGAACAACTTTAAATACTAATTCTTTCGACATGCTTTCACCTAATTACCGCATAAAAAGCCATGTAACTATGCGGTAATGAACATAATTACATAGCTAAACTGTAAATTTTGATAATAAAAAAGCCTGCTTTTGCAGGCTTAACTAAATTTTCTATTTGCAGACTTTTTGCCAAACATCATTAAACTCACTTAATGGCAAACTATCCTCCATAACTACTAATGACCTATCTGTAGCTATAAATCTTTTAAAACCTGTATAACCACCATAACTATTTTTTGCATTAACCCCTCCGGGATCGTGACTGGGAAAC